TATGGTAAGGATAACCACACTAAAATTATTATAGAGTTTTTACCTAACAGAGAATCATTAAAAGAACGTGAAATTGAAATTGTTAATTCGGATTTATTATTAGATGAAAATTGTATAAATCTTAAAACAGGTGGTTATGGTGGAGGGAAATTTTATTCTGAAGAACATAAATTAAAATGTTCTAAATCCGGTAATGAAATGTTTTTAAAAAAAATGCAAGATGAGGAGTATCGGAAAGAGTTTTCGAAAAAATTAAGTAATGCTTATAAAAAACAAGTTCTTGAAGGTAAACGAGAAAAAAAATATTTTTACCATTGGAATGGGAAAACTCACACAGATGAATCTAAACAAAAAATGAGTGAAGTGAAGAAAGGGACTGGTATTGGTATTAAAAATTCACAATACGGGACTTGTTGGATAACTAAAAATAACGAAAATAAAAAAATTAAAAAGACTGACATTAATCTGTATTTAGATGATGGATGGGTTAGAGGTAGAAATACAGGTATAACCAAAAAGATAACTAAAGTATAATAAAAAACCCCACCTGTTTAGGATGGGGTTTTTTTGTTAGGATTTAAATCCCTCAATGATTTGTAATAGTTTGTCAGCTCGTTTGTCAGTATGACTTTTAGATTCTTGATGAAGTTCATCGATACGTCTATAGATGTGGTCAACAGTAACGTCTAACTCACGTTTATTTTCGTCTAAAATTCTTTGGTCGTAATCAACATCTCTTTCATAAGATATTCTGAAATCTTCCAAATCTTTTTTTGTTCTAACAACCTTAACTAACCCCCAAACAAGAGCAACAATAAAAATTATTGCAATAATCGAAAGGACACCTAAAGTAAAATAAAATGTTTCCATTATTTTAAGATTTTGTTTTTTATACCTCAAGGGTAATAAAATATAATGGAGAGTGTAGAAAAAGGAAATAAAAAAAAGGGAGATAATGATGGCTAGTCAAAATCTCCCTTTTAGCCTAAACATTGTCACTCGGTAAGTTCAACCCGAGGTAGTGATTAGTGAAACCTCTACCTAACTTCTATCGTGAGTTGTGATTGGTGTACGACCTAAACGTTTGTATGTTTATTACCCTTTATTAATTTTAAGACTTAAAGGGAACGTGGTTATAACAAAATCCACATCCTATAAAAAAAGTCCTGACAATTTTTACCACTATATCACCTCAGGTTGTCGTGTCAAAGACAGATTGGTACTTATTACTTTTTATATTTTCTATGAGGTAGAATCGTGAAGTCACAAGATAAAACAAACACGCAAAGACCCAAATCATTATGTTTTCCTTCAGTTTAAACTCGTGGTGGGTGTTATGATTTAAAAAAACACGTACGGAGTCACTTAGTTGCGGGAGAAGGATTCGAACCTCCGACCTAAAGGTTATGAGCCTTTCGAGCTACCAACTGCTCTATCCCACTATATTTGGCTATAAATAAGGCTGAGATTACACCTGTTTATGAGAAACTTTAGTAGGATTATTGATTCCCCACATATCCACTTCCTTTTGAGAAGTATTCCTCAGTGACGATTGGTTAGACCAATCACTTCTTGAGATATCAGTTACTCTCTTATTACTTAACTCTCTTCAAAGATGCCTCTCCGACTCTTCCTTATGGGAATAGAGGTTTTTGGTAAGAATACAGTCAGACTTGCGGTCTTCATGTGCAATGAACGGCTCATTACTATGTAGTCACCTTTCACTGATACCTAACGGACACTTTTGCTTATTTTTAGTTAATTTTACTTAATTTAGTATAAGTTACGTGTTGTGGATGAATCAAAGTAGCGGTCCGTTGAAGGATTCGTTCTCTTTTGGAAAACGAAATACCAAACTACTCCGTGAGATGTCCCCATCTCCATATTTTAAGATTACTTCGTACCAAGACTTTGGTAAGTCTTTGATAAGGACAGTAGCGACACCACTCGTTCTCTATCTTACCTTTCGGTTTTAAGTCCCCTCTTATATTGGTAACCGCAATCATGTAGTTGGAGACCACATTTTTTGCTTGATACCTATGGGTTATTCTTATTGGAGTTCCCTCCTCAGACTGACAATCCACATTGCCGTTCCACCCAACCACTTTCCCTAAAGCGTTGCCCTCAGTACTAAAGGTCGGATGATATCCCACTTGTGTACTCGACCTCGGTTTCCCAAGACGCGAACCTACTAACACTTGAAGATTCACTTTATCCCACTTTCGTGGTTTATTTAACGACCATACACGGCCGATTATCTTTTTTCAGTTATCTCAGAATCAACCCGAAGGTCTCATCATAAACATCCTGATGGATAATACAATAATTCAAAGAACATATCGGACGTTTCCGATTTTGTTTTACAAAGATAGTAAACTTTTTTGATTTACCAAATCTTTTTTTGTTTTTTTTTGAGATTAGGAAACCACGATTTTACAACTAACTGTCAACCCATTCTCATTTTGTTTTACAAAGATAAGACATTTTTTTCAATCTGTCAAATCTTTTTATGGTTATTATAACTGATGCGGTAACATATTTCATTTACACTTTAAATGCGAAGGAGTCCCGTAGTCACTTTCCTCACATACAACAGTAGCCCTACGGACCTAGACTGTTTCTATAACCAATTTCTTCAAAGAACTAAATCAGACGTTCCCGATTTGTTTTACAAAGATAGTAAACTTTTTTGATTTACCAAATTTTTTTTTGTTTTTTTTTAAAAGAACTTTTTTAAATAAAAAAGGTATTGTATAAATATCACCACTTCTTTCAAATGTTTTACAAAGGTAATAAAAAAATTTTATCTGACAAGACCTGTAGGTTATTTTTTTATAAAAAATAAATTTAAAAAGAAAAAGTGACGAATAAGTCGACTTATCGTAAATAAACACGTATTTATTTATACAAATAAAAACAACAAATTTATGAAAAAAGTAATTTTCGCAATAGTAATTGCAGGTAGCGTAATGTTATCATCATGCGGTGGTTCAACCACAAAATGTGAAGTCTCATCGACTGATACAACAACAGTTGATTCTGTGGTAACTCAAACAGTCGACACCGTTAAAACAAAGTAATTAGTTTAGTCCCCTTAGAAATAAGGGGATTTTTTTTAATGGTTAATTAATTTTTTTATTTTATTAATTTCCTCTTTAATAAGTGGGTTACCATTTATAATATTTTCCTTAAAAAACGCATTACCAACAACACCAAATGGTAACGCAATTAAATCAATGAATGGATTTCGGGTTTTACCTGTTCTATAAGTGGATGTAGATTTAGTTTCCTTTTCCTTTTTATTCTCAACGTCTTTTTCTCCACCGTTAGATGTTACAATATTTCCTGATAAAAATTTATTGGCATCAATCTTATCATTATTCTTATCCGTCACCGCATACTCAATTGGAGAATCTCCAACAGTCCCAATAATACTCCCTTGTTTAACTTTATCCCCAACAAATGACATTATTCGATTAACCTTACAAAAATTAGAGAAATAAGTATTACCATTAATATTATGAGCAATTTTAATATTACCGTCACATTTAAATTTATCTGAAGATACAACAACACCTTCTGATGGGTTACGTATTACGTCAGAATTATATGAAGAGAACTCAATTGTTTTTGAAAACATCGGAGAACTTATTCTGGCATTTGGTAATGGATTTAAAATCTTCATAAGTCTATCATTTTTTTAATACGAGCAATTTCCTCATTTAATGGATTTGTTTTGTCGTTAGTCGATTCTGCCGTAATGGCGTTCCATAGTTTATCACCTGTGGCTTTTAATGACTTACCATCTAGACCTAAGACACCATAAATTGAACTCCCATAATTGGTTTTACTTATTGTCGTTGTTGTAGTTACGGAAGAATCAGTTTTTGTATCAGTTTTTGGGGCTTCAGGTGCCTCGACAGCTTTATCTATTGAAATTTGTTTACCCTTATAGTTAGCATTAATCCATCTAATAAACTCTCTAAGTGTTGATTGGTTTCCCGAAAAATCTACTCCAGCACCAACTTTTGGTTGTCCTTGGAATTCTTTATAATGAAAACTATTTTTGGCGTGTTTTCCAATTTTACCATCCGAATCATTTTTAGCGTATGGATTTTCAGTACTTGAAAGTCCCATTCCTTGTGCCTTTTCAATTAATTTCATCATTACATCTCGATTTGTTGTTCCGATATGTAAATGGTCATCATGGTTAGTCCAAGTTATTCTATCTTTTATTTTTCCACCATCAGAACCTTTATCAAACTCATCAGCGGGATTTCCTGTTACAGGATTATAAACCAATTCATCGATTCCTGCCAAATCCGATTCGGTAACGATTAAAATATCTTCTAGTTTTGTTTTTCTCATAGTTATAAATAGTCTAAATACTATTAGTGTTCATTTAAATGTCCCATTAAAACACCACCTATTGATGTTGCATGAACCAATAAATGATTAATCGATTCCATATCAAGTTTAGTTTTTCTTTTTGTAAAATCTAAACCTAAAGTTCCAATAAATTTCCCTTCGATAGTTTTAATTGAAAATAAATAACTTGATTTACAACCTGATTCTTCTGCGGCATATTTTAAACCATATGTTGCAATTGTCTCATCTTTAAAATCAGGAATTTCAATAACATCATTTTCTAATAATTGATTTATTGATTTGGAAAAAAGATTTACAGGGATGTTTTGGAATCCTGTTTGAATTGAGCCGACACCAATATTAACCGATTCATATATTACACTGAATTTAGCCATCGACTTACCTGTTGGATAAAAATGACCTCCATTATGAAATTGGGTTACCCATACTCTATCTGCTTTAAATTCTTCTTTAATGTGGTCAATTTTTGAAGTAACTAATTCACTTACCTTTAACGTTTCCATCACCATGTCAGGTTTGGTTTTTCTTTTATCTAATACATTTTTTACATATAATAGAGCTATTGGCCCTAATACCCCGGTTATAAAGGCAACAATTACTTCGTTCGACATTAATATGAATTTATTAAGTTTTTATTTTTCTAATAAATACTTGTAAAATTAAAAAAGTATGACATTACGTCATACTTTTAAAGTTTTCTAAACTCAGGTTTTATTAATCCCCATATAATATGGTCATATGGTTTTTTATCCCACATTGCAAACATTACAGAACGTAACTTTGGTTTAATATTGTTTAGAACCATAAATTCAGCAAATTCTTTTTTTGTTGGTTCAAGTTCTTTGTCTCCAAATTTACCATATCTAAAACCATCGTGACTTTTTCCACAATATTCAGATATTTGGAAGAAACCATATTTTAAATCTTTAACATAAGATTTAATCTTATTATAAGATTCATCGGGAACATCTTTTAATAAATCCAATACATCTTCACCATTCTTCAAATACTCCCAAATACCAGTTGTGGTAACATTAGTCATTATTTTGTGAAGACGAAGATACTCAATACCTTTAACTTTGATTCTATCCCCATTGGAGAATTTAACCACAAACCCCTCTTGGTCGTTTTTAACCATTTCTTTTAGTTCTTTATAGTCTTTGATACCATCGTATTTTTTAACCACGTCAAACCCGTATTCTCCCCACATTTCTATATCGTATTCTTTTCCTGCGGTATCAAAGGTTCCTAATAGGACTAACCCTTCATAATCACCATAATCTACTACTATTTGATTATTTTTATAAAGCACTTCAAAACAAAAAGTCAGATGTCTGAACATTATGTCAGTATTATATTTTTTTAAAAGTTCTTTCGCTTTGATTGATTGGTCAGAAGTAAATGACCCACGAGTGGCAACAACCCATTGACCTTCATACCAAAATACAATACCCAATGAGCCGTCCATTTTTTCCCATACCTCAAACTTTTCAGTTGGGGTGTGTTTACCCTCTTCAATGTTAAAGAATTTTTTAAAAGGACGAGCAATTATATTCCCTTCATTGTCGGTTACCAATCCACGACACATCAATGTTATTTCGTCCCAAAGATTTTCATACTGAACTTTTTCGCTATAGTTCCATATGGTTAATGGAAGGGTTGGATGTATTTGTTTATACACCAACCCTTTCTCATGATACTCGTTTAATTTTTCTAACATATTACAAAGATAAGTTTATTTTTCGGATTTCAAAATGTTTTAATTACCCCACAATCCCCTTTATTTCATCCGTATGGTGGTCAAACAACATATCTGACATAATCTCACGCTTATCCATCATCCTGATAATATCGTCCATGTCATATACCCCAAACTTTGGATGACCGTCCATACCAACGTCCATTTTTTTACCCTCACCAAATCTTAGATTTGTCGGTAAATGACAGTGCCCGTGAAGTTGGATATGACCTTTATTTAAACCATCCCAACTTTGGATAGGGTAATGACATAAGACAAATGTTTTAAATTTATACATCAATTTTGTGTAGTGATTTACACTCGTAAATAATTCCTGAACATTGTCTCGGTTATTCTCAATATGTGTATCGTGATTTCCTAATACAAGGTGAATCTCTTTACACAAAATTCTATCTCTAAACTTTTGGATGTTTTCAAATCCCCCAAAACTAAAATCCCCAAGATGAATTAATACATCGTCTTGTCCAACAACACTATTAATGTTATTAACAATTGTTTCGTTCATCTGTTCTATTGTATTAAAATTTCTTGTTTGAGATATTGGGATACTACCATCAGGAAGACGCCATTCGGTTACTCCTCTACAAATATTTTTGTGCCCGTAGTGAGAATCTGAGAC